TTACTGTAATTTTCCAAATCCAACACACGATCTGTGGTCAATTGTATGACGTTGACAAATGGGCGGTCTACACCAAACAAATAATTCTTACTCTCTAATTCACCATATACATCCTTGAGTTTATACGCATACAAACCAACGGGTGTAGAAAACGGACTTCTTGGGTTTAGTCCAACCTTCTCAATCGTGGTAAATGTGATAAAATAAGAGTCATCATCCTTATACTTACTCAACGCATCCAATGCGGAGATTTTAGGATTTAACTCTGGATTGCGTCTAAGTTCAGAAATGATGTCTTTGAATCGTATCATAAAAAATCGATGTAAATTCAGTGTCCCTATGCAATTGATCTTCTGGGACACTATAGATGTTACCAGTAACGACCTTTGCCTTTGTTGCCCAGACTTTTGATTCTGTGGCTGCGACAACTCCAATAGCCAGCCGTTGTACGATCTTTCTTCTGACTGCACTTGTGACGAGCAGCAAAACTCTTGCGACGGGCCTTGCTACTAGCTCTACTTCTCATGTTTGGATCACCAAATGTTACTTTCTTGATGTTGCCACCCTTGCTTTTGACATACACAGCATACTTCTTTGGACCACCTGGAGTTCTGAATGGACGATTCAAATGTACATTCTTACCACGATGCTTGACTTCCATCATCAAGTCTTCTTCTTGCTCAATAGGAGCATCCAAATATACTTCTCTACCTTCGTAGATAGCTTTCTTGCCCAAATCACTTTCCACTAATTCTGCGTCTGGATCACACAATTCAATCTTGTTTTGGTGATACAATTCACGAACTTCGTTGATCAATGCAAAATAAGCATCACTATAGGTTCTGAATACATTCTCTGTTAGCGACAACTTCTTGACCAAATGATATTCCAATTCCTTGCTGACTCTGACTTCACTAACCAACTTCATTTCACTCAAACCATCGGTATCATCTTCATTGACCGCACCATATTTTCTTGCAATGTCCATAGCTTGATCCAAATATTGATTAGCCATGTCCAAATGATTTTGTCGCTTGGTGTCTTTGGTCATCTTACTTTTCAATAGATGCGCTTTTTCCATCTTTCTCAAAGCAACATATTTTTGGCGGTCCATTGCATTTGTGATTTGATCTTCGTAACCACCAGATTCTTTGACTGGCTCAAAACCCAGCTTTTCTAGTTCAGATGTGTTGGCAGCTTCAACTATACATTCTTTGATCAACTCTTTTAGTTCGTTGGTGGTCATATAGTAATAAATAGAAAAACCCCAGCCTTGCGACTGGGGTTTTTTGTTTAACTTATGTCAACTACTGATTATACAGTGTCGAGGTCTGCGATCAGAACCTTACCATAGAACTCAGGACGCACTACCTTCTTAGCGTAGCGGGTCATCACACCACGGCGTGGAGTGAAGTTCACTGGATCATAGACCAATGGAGTTTGGATGAGTGGGATGTATGGAGCATACACAGCACCAGTCTCCAAGAAGTTGCTACCACGGAAACCAATGAGGATAGCATTATCGGTCATGTATGGGTTCTTGTAAACTTGGAAGCGACTTGCGAAGCTACCAACACGACTTACACCCATTGCGAACTTAGCTTGGTCACCATCAGTGTTGACCACATATCCTGGGATTGACTCCAAGATAGTTGCAACGTCTGGTGAACAGACCAAGAAGTTAGCACCACCACGTAGGGTCAATTGGTGAATCTTGTTAGAGACCTTTTGGATCTTGTTACCAAGAGTTTGGAACCAAGTGCTCTTTACGTAAGCGGTTCTGTTTGGTGAAGCGTTAACAACGCGAGTGAACGAAGCCACATCGGTTGTGTTGTTTACAGTCTTGGTGAACTCAGTTCCGATTTGGGCAGACCAAGCTTCGGTAGTTACACCAGTTACAGACTCGTTCAACATGTCGAGGATTTCGAGATCGATTTCCATCGAAACATATTCACTCAATAGAGCAGTAAGTTCTGCTTCTGCATCAATAGAGTGATATGCGTTCAAGTCTTGAGCCAATTCTGGGGTCCAGACAGCCTTCAACTTACGAGTCTTAGCAACGATTGGTTCGCTCTTCAACTCAAGGTTGACTTCAGGGATCTTGATGTCGGTGCCGATAGATTGGGTATAGACGTTGTTAGCAACACCAGAACCTTCACCAGCGGTCTTACCGTCTTCGAAGTCACCACGTAGGTTATCCGAAGGTTGAACTGTGTAGTTCAAACGTTGGGTAGTAGTTGGAGCAGCAGCACCAGCAGATTGACTTACGAACAAGTTAATTTGATAATATGGATTTGCCAAGCTACCAGTATTAACTGCGGTTGCATAAGTGTTCAACACAGTGCGAGCTACACCTGAGGAACTTTGAACACCGAAAGAACGCACTGCGTTCAAGTCAACGTTCCAGAGGTTACCGGAACCTGGCTTTGCTTCAGTGTTGTCGTCAAGGTTAAAGGTAATCTTGTAGACACCTGGAACGTTGTTAGAACCGTTTACAGAAGCACTGAAAGCAGAATCGAATTGGAGATCGTTCCAGCTTGCAGTAGCTACGAGAACAGTTGCGTTTGAGCTAGAGACGGTGCGCTCAGAATAAGCATATCGTCCTTGGCCATAGAGACCGTTTACAGCAGCATCAGTAGAACCGAGCTTCTTTTGGTTACCACCGAACAAGCTCTCGCCTGCAGTGTGTCCCAATTGAGTGCCGGAACCATACTTGAAGTCTAAGTAGAAGATAAGACCGCTTGGGAGATTCATTGGTTGAACCGATACGAATTCCTTAGCAGCGATCTCAGCAAATACACGACGAACCAATGGAAGAGCAACGCCCGCCCATTGTTCACTGTTTGCGCTTGTGCCGGTTGTTGAAGCTTCGTCCAACAATTGCTTTGCTTGGTTTTCCAAGAGGATTGACATGTGTGCCTTCTCAACACCAGCGGTGTTTTCTAGAAGACCTGTCTTTTCCCACTTGTTTTGAAGACCACGGGTTTCAGCCATCAGCTTTGCCTGTGGATTCATATTATTTGTTAGTAGACTCTTTACGTCCATAATATTATTTTCCTATCTTTTGGTTTGTTAATTACTCGCAAACTAATTTTACTTCTTGATTCCTGCGAGCTTTTGGAATCTTGAAGCCATTACATCAGCTTGAGGTTCTACAATCGTAGAGTCAGGCTTTGTGCTGGATACTGGTTTGCTTGCCAAACCTTCGGTGATAGTTGAGACAGTCGCATTTGACTTTTTCTTGGCGACTGATCCACCGGCATTGATTGATTCGGCCAAAACTGTATATGCCAACTTGATTTCACGCAATGTCTTGGTGAGATCAAATGTGTTGATGACCTTCAACTTTTGGTCTTCGGTCAAATTCTTACCCTTGAAGATCTTGTTGGTATAGAGCAACTTAGCATTCAAGAGGTTGGTCTCTTCAAGAACACCCTTCAAATACTTAACAGTATTTTGATGTTCCTTCAAAGAATTCTTCAATGCTTCGTTTTCTTCATTAATAGCAACAAGTGCTTCTGCCATTTCTTCAGCAGTCACATCTTCTTCATAAGTGTCTTCTTCCATTGGGGAAGGAACTTGTCCTGGAGCTGGGGCTACTGGAGCAGCAGCAACTGGAGCAGCTGGTGCTACTGGAAGACCCGTTGTAGGATCAACAACAGCAGCTGCTGGTGCGGCTGGAGCAGCTGGAGCTTGTCCATCTTCTTCCAACTCAGCAAGTAGTTCGTCGAGATCGACAATTTCTTCTTCCTCACCAGAAGCTTCTTCCTCTTCAGCAACTACGTCATGCTTTTCTTCCATTTCACCGTTTTCCTTGTGACCGTCTTGTTCCAACTCAGCAAGAATTTCATCCAATTCTTCGCTGGTGATTTCTTCGCCTTCTTCAAGAGTTGCGTCGAACTCTTGTTTACCAGCTGGGGTTGTGTTTTTCTTTGCAGATGTAGAAGGTTGGGTTGGGTGTTGTTTAGAAGCGATATTGCTATCGTCCTTACCAATACCAGAAGATGCAAGCTTCTCTTCGATCTTGCCTTCTTCTTCGCCACCGTCTTGTTCTTCTGATTCTTCCTTGAGTTTCTCTGCGAACATTTCTTTCATGCTCTTTGCGAAGTTTTCCTCAAGAAAGGTTTTTGCATTAGCAATTGCAGTTTCACGAACTGCCTTTGCGTCTGCGATGCTTTCCTTTAATAGATCGCTCATATTAATTATACCTTTCCTATGTTGTTTTGTGAAGTTATTGG